AAACCAACCTGACCAACCGGGTCAAATGAAGACAAAACTCTACTTTCATCTAGCGATTGATCTGGTCTAGGATTTCTTAAAGCTTGAGGGTCATTCATGCGAATCCTGCCAAGTTTAAGTTGTGGTTGATCCGGGCTGTTAACGTCCTTTCCTACTAAAAACCCAGTAGGTCTTCCATTAACTATTTGCGGAACAAGCTGTTTTATTGGATACCTAAAGCCGGTTAAGTCGCAGAAGCCAAAAGCATACTTGCCGCTTGCATAAGCACCCACTGGTTAAAACCCCGGAGCTATGTAGATGGACGCTTTCTCTCGATCTGCATCGGCAGCTAGGTTCCACTGCTCTTCATAATCAGCTTTTAACATAGGTGACCTTGGAGTTGATGTTGGAAACTTTAAACTTAACTGATAAGCAAGACCGGCAACCAAACAAGGTAAAAACCTTGCAGGAACATCCATGTTGTTTGACGCCACATTACCAGCGTCATCAATACGCTCTAAATAATAATAAACCAGTGTATAGCTAGTGCTATCTGGGACAGGCCATACATTTACAGTTATTTGAGATGGGGCTTTATCTATTTGATACTGAATAGGTTTGCTTTGAGTTAGTTTGTTAGATAGGTGTGCATACTGACTAATTGAAATGCGATTCAATGTTTGGTCTTGTTGGCTTGCAGTACTACCAGCGTTTGTTCTTATAAACGCCTCTATGATATCAAATACCTTTGAATCTAAAGCGTAAGATGCAGTACCAGTAGTAAGCGCTTCCGTACCTTCTTTTACTGTCCAAAGGTTTAAGCCACGATTCTGCCATTCAAGCATCAACAAGTTTATGCTGCGCCTAGCAGTCCTGTAATCATAGCCGCTGCGAAGCTCAAGACCCGCCCTCTCAAACGCCTCTTCTATAGCATCGGATATATCCAGATTAAAAGCATATGTTCCACTTACAGCCACTAGATCATCCGACCTTTAGTTCTGCCTCTAACGGCCTTTCCATCTATTGGCTTGCGACGAACCTTGCCGCCAGCCTTCATGCCAAGATCGCCAGCCATGATTTTACTCATGCGCTCTGACTCAAGAGTCTCTTCAGCTTCCTCTCGCTCACGACGCTCTTCAGCCTTCCTGTCTTTTCTGTCATCTCGGTGTTTTAAATACCCAGCTAACGGGCTAAGCGCCGCCAAAGGCTCTTCGGCAATTAAACCGCCTAAGCCACCACCAAGAATTTGACCAATCTCTTTCTTGCCCATTACGGCCTCCTAGCCTTCTGTTTTTTCTTGCTCACACGTTTTTTCTTTGAGGGCGCGTTTTTTACTTGTTTAGCTTCTTGCGCTCTTGTAATAGCCATTATGACTTACCAAACTTTTGTTTTTGAGACTTAGGGGGGCTTTTAGTGCTGCCACCCTTACCGCTCCAGAAAAGTTTATTTGCCCAGTACGCTGCGCTAGTTTTACCTTTAGCAATATTTTTGCCGTGGCGAGCTTTAAAGCTTTTTCTAGCCTCTGCGCTGTAATTGTGACCCATCTTTTGATCACCAAACCTTATGACTTTCATTTTACCGCCATCACGAACAGCAACAACACCCTTTTTTGTGGCATGACTAGGGGTTCTTTTAGGCTTGTTTAGACCGCTAAGACCGACCTTTTTTAACCTATTCTTTTCTGCGTCTGTCAGGCTCATTACTTCCTCGCACGGTTCTTTGACCTTGGCTCAACTTTTAAGTTTTTAGGCTTGTTATTAAGGGGGTTGCCATCCTTGTGATGAACATCTTTTTTATCCCCTTTCTTAACAGTGCCGTTTGCTTCAGATTTGCGCCTAGCTGCGTTTCTGCCAGCCCTGCGCTTCTTCTGTTCAGGCTTGGAGTGAAAGCTCTTGTACTCTTCTTTATAATTCCTAGCCATAACAGACTCTAGAAGTACTTACGAACTTGCATCACTATGTTATAAACATCGCCAGAACCATGCCCAACAGTGGTAAAAAGAATGTCGCCATTCTTGCCGCTACCCGCGTTGTTAGGAATGCCGGTAAAACTTGAAAAGTCTAAAGTGTCAGCCCAGTCAGCGTTTAACTGCCACGCCAAAACATTAGTGCTTGCGTTAAAAAATATCTTAACGCCCATGCCTACAGTGCTGTAGTAAATACTTTGGATAGAAACGGAAGTACACGCCTTGCTAGTCATTGGGTCTACCGCTAACGCCGAAACGTCAATTTTAGCTACCGCAGACTCGCCAGAGCCATCACTAACATTTGTAAACCTAAAAATGGCTGTACTGCCATCATCTTGAATTTTCTGAGTTGCTACCGCATCAGCCATACATTACCCCTAAATAGAGACAGGGGCGTTGCCGCCCCAATCAAATTGATTACGCGATTTGAACGTACTCGATGATAAAGGTAAACGATCCCGCCGTTGTAGCATCAACCGTGTTAGTGATGTTACAGAAGATGTTACGCTCTGCATCTGTATATTGAACAGAAGCTGGGGCTGTTGTGCCATCCTGTGTTTGGAGTATTAATGCTGTAATAGTCACGTTGTGTACAACAACAGTCGTACCAGCATCTAAGATTTCGTCTGCCTGAGTCGCAACAATTTGTGCGCCAGAAGAAGATGTACCAACTTCATAGCCAATATCACCTTCTCCAATAACTGGAGCAACATCACAAAAGATTTTGATGTCTGTGATAATAGTGTTTGCTGGCTGCACAAAAGTACCAATAGTAGGGCTGTCACCCGCAGTGGTATTTACAGTAACGCCTGTTGCAAAGCCAACGTGCTTGAGAAATTTTGCGGTTACAATACCGGTAGAAGCAATATCAACTACATCGGTGGCTACACCAGTCGTTGAATTTTTAGAAATGACTTTAAAACCGTTCTCTGAACGGACTGCACCATTGAAGGTTGTATTACCCATGAGTATCTCCTGTCTGGGTTAGTGTCAAACTGTTCCATGTGAAACATTTTGTCAGGAATAAAAAAAAGGACTACCCGATCATACACCGGGTAGTCCTAAAAAGCTCTATGTAGAGCCGGGGGAGCCGTAAATCCCCAATGGATCACTTACACCAAACGAATAACGCTCACGCGCTTTATAGCGCACGTTACCGGTGTCGAAGTCTCCGTCCATGCTTGTTTCTAGCGCTGTACGCTCAAACATCTTCATGCCATTCGGAATATCCGTAAGCAAGAAAAACGCATTGCTGTCAGTCAAATAATGATTGACCGCGTATCCACCGGGGATTGCTCCCATATTGCGGATTGCGTTGATGTCGTTGTCAGCAGTACCAACACGCTGAGCGGTTTCTAGCAAACGATCTGCTACAAACATCAAAGCGGGAGGAACTAGAAGACTCGTAGGACGCGCTGCAATCAATAGACCACGCTCATCAGTGAAGGCTGCAATTTCAATAATTGCTTGCTCCAGAGATGTTTCGTTTAAGTCAGCACCAGTTGATGGGCGGTTGGCGTTAGTTCCACCGCTCACCAATGGGTGAGATGCATTAAACAAGCTTACGCCATCACCAGAGTCAAAAGTGGTGAAGCCGTTATTAAGCAGGTTTGCTGCTTTGACTTGCTTTGTGTACGCCATAGCGCGAGCTAAAGCCTTGGTATAACGTGCAGACAGTGAGTCATACAGGTTATCTTCCATAGCCTCCTCGGTTATGGCAAAACCCATAGCGATAGTCTCATGGTTATATCTGGCTGTGTACGACTCTTGTGCAGAGTCATAACTTATCGCCGCGCCTTCTGCTTTCACAGGTGCTGCGGAGAAACCAGAAAGCTTTACTTCCTCTTCAAATGAACGATCTGAGCTTTCTGTCTCATAAATGAGAGTGTGCTCGTCTTCATATTTTTCATACTCCAAACCAAATAAGGCGTTAAGCCCCGGTAGGAGTTCTTTAAGCATTTGCGCTCTTGAAATTGCCATTACTTAATTCTCCTTATACACCAAGCTTGGTTTCGTAGGCGTGACTTAAAGGCAGATAGGTCACAATACAGTCCGTGAAGGCATCGCCTACAGCACTGGTTGGGCCATCTACGAAGTCAACGACACGAAGTGGTAGAGTGTTAGTCGTAGCAATAGAGCCGCCGTCTAGGGCGTTCTTGCTTCGACCGATGGATGTTGATCCCGCAGTGTTAACTGCTGATATGTTATTACCTAAGCCGGTTTGAGCAATAGCCTCATCACCCTGCATACGGAATAACAATTTAGGATCGTCAACGACGTAAGCAACAATATCATCCGAAGCAGTTGAAGCTGGGAATTGTTGGTTAAACGTCATCTGGTTTGTGCTTGGATCAGTGTAAGCACAGCCTACAAAAATACCAACCGTGCCAGCAACAACCGCAGTTGTTATGGCAGATTTTTCAACAGTACCAGCAGCAACAAGCTTTACGAAATCACCATAAAAAATGGCGGTATTGTATGCGTTTGCAATCTTGATGTGGCGCATCTTTCCTGTGAAAGATCCACTAGAACTCAAGGTATCAACCGGTTCTGCGCCTGTGGGGGTAGCAGCGATAGCCATAATAGGCCTCCTTAATTAATCGGCTAACCCTAATTCAAGGGTTAATTCTTACCAAATGAAGATATTCGTGTGCTTCTCTCTGTATTTAACAGAGGCATACGAGGATCATTTTCACGCAAAAAGTTATTATCTACAGACTGCATTTGGTTTTCAGCAACCTCTTGGAAGTGTTTGGTTCTGCTTGCCATTCGGGCTTCATCAGCCTTGCATAGTAGTAAACCACCAACCTCGACGTTACCTTCAAACTGAGAGCCGATGTCAGATGCCAGCATTAGTTCTGGGTGGTCTTCTGCTTTCACAGGCTGCCATCCTTCCCTAAACATTCTGGAAACGTGAACATTATCGGATTCTCCAAGGGTTTTAGTTCTAACCCACCTAAACACCCAACCATCTTGTGGTTGTGGGTCTGGCAGTATAGACGCTGGAACCCAAGCATCGCTTGTTCTTGTAGACGCTTCTCGCGTATCACTATTTCTAGGTTTGCGCTCTTCAGACACTATTTGCCCTCCTTGATGAGTTGCATTGCGTACTGTTCATTGGTAAGCCCGATTCGCTTTGCGAGAGCAATCTGACTGGACGTTAGCCGTACTTTGCGCGGTTTAGCTCCATTACTCCTAGAGGAGGGGGCTACCACCGACGAAGGCTGGTTGACATTCACGGGCGCGTTACGTCCATATGTATCGCTGGAATCATGCCAATTATATTCAGGGAATGCACTACGCATTCGACTGTCAATTCTTTCAAAATATTCAATACTGTTTGGAGCTACATTATCCGACACCGCTTTCGCGTGAGCGCCGTAAGCCAAACTAGTCATTTCTTCGTAGCCGGGTTTCATAAACCAGCTATTCTTTTCTGCCCATTGCTGAGCTTCTGGCTCAACAGTAACTTGAGCTTGCTGTTGCTGTTGCTGTTGTTGCGCGGCATAAGCTTGCTCTCTAGCTTGTTGCTGCTGATAAACTTGCTGCTGATAATTGTCTTGTGGGACATTAACAGGCTTGTTAGCAAGTCCTCGCTCATACTTATCCGCTTCTGCAAGCTCAGATTGGGCCTTCATAAGCCCTTCTTGAGCGGCAACAACATTATCTGTGTCGCCTTCTTCGTAAGCAGTCTTGTATTGCCGTCTAGCAGACTCAAGCGTTAACTCGGCCTTTCCTTTTATCTGACTAATCAATGCGGCTTCACCACGGTTGATTAGAGACTCGTACTCTTTGTTCTTTGCGGTTACTTGCTGAGCATAAACTACAGCTTCTTCTCGTAACTTTTCAGCAGCTTCTCGCTGCCTTCGCTCTTCGTTTTGTTCGTAACGAAGCTTATTAATTCTTTTTTGAACCCGATCACTATAACCAGACAATTCATCATCATCAGAGTTTTCGTCTGAACCCGCTCTTGGGGCGCGACGATCATCTTCTGGTCGATCATCAATAACCTCTAACTCTATGTCAGGGTTTGATGGCTCCTCATCCTTTACGCTTCGAGAAATAGTTGTTTTGACACCAAAAAACTTATCTTCTGGAGAAGTTTCCTGAAAGTCCATGCCTTCTTGTGCTTCACTCATAGCTTAATAATCCCCCGTGGATCTTCCACAACAGCTTCTACGCTGTCATCGTTAATCAAGCGAAACTCTTTATCGTGGATCTTAAACCTAGTTCCAGAAAAAGACCGCATTATAATAAAGTCGCCTTTTTTACAAGACGCACCGGATGGGAACCGCTGTGAATCACTGTATGCATCTGGCCCTAACTCTAAGACCATACCTACAATAGATCCCACTTCTTCATTGTGCAGCGTTTCATGGGCTTTAAGAAGGCCCCCAGCCGTTTTTTCCTCGGGTTCAGGTAAAGCAATAAGTATTTTATACCCTCTAGGTTGAGGTAATTGCTTTGCTTTGCGCGACTGATCATCCTCTTGGGACTCTAAGTCATCGGTTGTTGCTAATGATTCGCTCACTAGTTGTCCTTTTGCACTGGAAAAAAGCGTCCAGAGTCGCTTGCACCGCTTATGCGGAGTAGTCTTCGTCAATCTTGGCTTGCATGTCCAAAAGCTCTCGCTCTGCCATTGCCAGCCCTTCAATGATCCCGACACATCTTGAGTATTCATTATAATCTTTACACGCGCCACCACTTATGTGGTCAGAGTACTCATTCATATGGGTACGGAGCGCTTTTCGATAGTACTCAAAACTGTTTACAGAGGATACACTACTCACCAATTAAGTCCTTAGCTATTTCTTGGCCTATTCTAAAGCCATCAACCTGTTCCTTAGAGGTGATTTTTCTTTCCTCTAATTCTTCTTTTGTGTTGTTTTCTGAAATACTTGCCGCCAATTTGGCGTTTGCTATGCGGCCTTCTTGATCAAGCCTATCCCTTTGTATTTGTATATTGCTTGATGCTTTCTGCATATCAAGTTGTATTTTAGCCATCTCAGATTGCGCTTTAGTTTGCGCTTGCATCTCTTTGATTTGTAACTCTTTTTGTTGCATCTGAATGATTGGATCTTGAGCTTGCTGTTGAGCTTGCTTTGCTTGAGCCTCTTGTTTATTTTTGCCTGAGAGTTGTTCAGCAGCAGGCGCGACTAACCTTGATATACGGAACTCTATATCTTCTGGCAGCGCTTGATTTGGAGAAGGTAGTTCAACACCAAGTTGTTTCTCAATCTCAAGCCTATACTGAAACGCAAGGTGCTCTTGAATGTGAGCCGCAAGTTCTGCCCCAGC